AGCCTGGACGGTGGTCGCGGGCATGATGGTCTTGAGGTAGTCGGAGGGCGAGCAGATGAGCGCGAGACCAGCGCCGCCAGCCATGAGGTTGATGGTCTTGGCCTTGCCGGACTCGTCCTTGGAGAGACGCGCGACCAGCTTGCCGTAAGAGCTAGGCGTGAAGTCCTTCACCTTGACGGCCGTCTTGCGGGGATAGCCGGTGGTGGTGGAGACGGAGACGCCGGTGTGGATGTCGCGGTCGAGGCCGACGGGCTCGCCAGCGATGCCCTTGCCGGAGACGATGCCGAACTCGAGACCACAAGCAGCGGCCTCGCCGATGACGGTGCGGATGTAGCCATCCATCCACACGGGGCCGAGCTCGAGCATGTCGAGGGACACAACGGAGAAGCAGGAGAGCTTGCCCTGCTTGACGTCGACGACCTCGAAGGCGGAGGCAATCTCCTTAGTGATCTCGGAGCCGACCTCGCCCCAAGCGGCGAGCTGGCGTGTGTGCTTGTTGCGCATCCAGCGCGTGATGTAGCCCGTGGGGACGACGTTCACAGCGGCGAGAAGCGGGTGCTCCTCCTGGATGTCCTTGAGGATCTGGTCGAAGACCGTGGTCGGCATGAGGCCGTCAGGGGTGCCGTCGAAGGCGGTGAAGGCCTGCTTGGGGTCGCTCGACTTGAGGGCGTCGATGACGCGCTGGTAGTAGGAGGTCTCGGCCGTGGTCAGCTGGCGGAAGCCGCGCTGGGCGAGCACGGTGGCGTCGTTGGAAGCGACGGCCTCCTTGTACTGCTCGGTGACGTCCTCGAGGATGGAGGAGCGGAAGCCCTCGATGGCGTCCTCGACCTGCTTGGCGTCGTCGGTGGCGAAGGCCGCGGCGAGCGCCTGGGTAGCCTGAGCGCCGGTGTTGGAAAGCTTGACTGCCATTTGTGTTCCTTTCTGTTGTCTAGTTCGTTGCGAAGATCGCAGCGAGTCGCTTGTAGCCCGTGAGGGGCTGGGTTGCCTGGGTCGGCTCGGGGTCGGTCTTGGGCTCGGGGTCGCTCGGTGCGAGCGCCTTGGCGACCTGCTCGGCGACGGCGGTCGCGAGCGCCGCCGCGTCGAGGGCCTGCTCGGCCTTCTCGGTCGCGTCGCCTGCGTGGGTCAGCGCGTCGCAGATGCTCTGGCGGGCGCTCTGGGTGACGCCCTCCTCCTCGCTCGTGCGGATCTCGGTGGCAAGACCCCACTCGACCGCGGTCTCGGGGGAGACCCACGTCTCGGCATCCATGATCTGCGTGAGCAGGTCGGGAGTGAGCGCGTCGGTGGCGTGCTCGAGGTAGACCGTCTTGCTCATGCTCGTGATGGTCTCGAGGTCTTCCGCAGCCTTGCGGAGCTGTGCGGGCGTCCCCTCGGCGTGCATGCTCGCGTTATGGAGCATGAGCAGCGAGGCGGAGTTCATCACTCGCTCGTCGCCTGCCATGAAGATGACCGAGGCGATGGAGCATGCGAAGCCGTCGCAGACCGTCACAACGCGCTTGCCGCTGTTGCGGAGCGCGTTGTAGATCGCGACGCCCTCGGCGACCTCGCCGCCGAAGCTGTTGATGTGAACCTCGATGGTCTCCACGGTGTCAGGAAGCGCCGCGAGGGCATCGGTCACGTCAAGCGCCTTGGTGGCCGCGTCGTCCTCGATGCCGAAGAGCGCCATGAAGGGGTCTCCGGCGGTGATGTCGCCGTAGATGGTCATCTGGGCGGTCTCGGGCGTGTCGACGCAGGTCGTGAGCTGCATGATTCGATTCCTAGGCATATTGTTCACCCCCGTTCGCCAGCTCGTTGTTCTTCGTTCGCTGGTATTCATCGGCCCAGGGCGCATCGATGCGCTCCTGCCCCGTGAAACCCCTAACCTCGTTCGGGCTGTCGATTGACGAGCCGACGAGCTTGGCGGCAGCGTCGGCAATCTGGAAGATGTCGACGTGGCGGACGCGCGTCGTGTCGACCGTGGCCTTGGCCCCAGCCGCCCACTCGCGCATGGAGAAGGTCTTGCGGGTGATCTCCTGCCCCATGCCCACCGCGATCGGGTCGACCGCGAAGGTGAGGAAGCTGGACAGGATCTCGGAGAAGTTGTTGGTGTTGCCGTAGAGCAGGCTCGTAGGCATGCGGAAGCACTCGGCGACGCTCTCGAACATGTCCTTTCGGATGCTCGTGACGTCAGAGCTGGAATCCGTGGCGCGGCGCGTGGCGTCCGTCGAGAACTCCTCGAGCGTGTAGTCGGTGTATTCGGGAAGCAGAACGTTGTCGTTGGAGCGGAAGGCCTGCGTGACCGCATCGAGGTACGCCTGAACCTTCTTGCGCTCCTCCTCGGTGCCTGCGGCGGGCGCGTTGATGCGCATCTTCCACTTCTTGCTGTTGCGATCCATCATTGCCGCCATGGCGGACGCGCCGAGACGCTGATACTGGGCGTTGAAGCGCCGCATCAGCTCGGCCCATCCGTTGTCGCCGTCGACGGAGAAGCGGTAGGCGTCGCCGCTCAGGAAGTAGTTCTTGGTGATGTCGGCGCGGCCCTCGACGATTACGTGCTCGTACCTGTCCATCCGCCCGGGCTGCTTGTTGATGCTGTAGCCGTCGGCGACGTAGATGCTCGTGTTGCCCTTGCGCTTCAGCGGCACGACCAGGGCGCTTCCCTCGTCGCAGTTGAGGAGTCGGTTGGTGAGCGTCGCCATGAACTCGGAGCGGTTCTGGTTGGGGTTCGGCGAGACGTTCCAGAGCCAGCGGTAGACGTCCACGTCGGCGTCGTTGGTGAGTGGCGCGGTGAACACGATCTCGGACTTCTGGAGCGCCGCCGTGACGTAGCCGCACATGATGGTGCGAGCCGCCTCCATGAAGCAACACTTCTCGGCTTCGAGCTGGACTAGCGCCTCGGCACTGTCCACTTGCTCGGCCTCGATGGTCCTCCCGAGCCAGTCGGCGACCGTGCGTCGGATGATTCCCACTTTGACCTCCTTAGAAGGAAATTGGCATGATGAAGTCGACGCTCTCGACGGTCGCCTGCTTGGGCTCGTCGAGCTTGTCGACCGCCGCGAAGGCCGCGACCAGCGCCATGAATGGGTCGGTCTTGCGGCCGTGGGGCTCGATCTTTCCGTAGGTGAAGTTGTCGTGCGGCGCTGGAACCAACTTCGCGTTGTTGGTCGCCCAGCGCATGAGCGGGTTGTCGCCCCAGGCAATCGCGTGCGTGGCGAATGCGGAGTCGATTACCGGCTGGACGCGCATGATGTCCGACGGCCTTGTGAGCCAGACGCGCTGTTCCTCGCCCTCGACTTTCTTCTCGCCGCGCTCTCGCGCCTTGAAGCCGACCTCCGCGAGCGCCTTTTTCATCAACGTGATGCGGTAGTTGTCGAGCGAGACGCAGCGGATGTCGTAGACCTGAGACATGCGCTCGACCCACGCCGCGATGGTCTCGGGCGAGACCTCGACGTCATGGACGATGGTGAGTAGCCCCATGCGCTCCCACTCGTCGAGCGGTGCCTTGATGGCCTCGGCGTCGCAGGAGTGGTCGCAGAACCACGCATGCGATAGCACTCTGTAGCCCATCTCCTCGTCATGGAAGAGCAGGCACGCGCCGATCATGTCGGTGGTCTTCGCGTAGTCGATTCCGCAGACGCACGGAAGCCCCTCGAGGTCGCCCACGTCACGCGACGCGGCCTCCAGGTTCTCCCAGGCCGTCACGGCCACGTCCTTGCGCTCCTGCGGCAGGTTCATGCGCTTGGTCATGAACGAGACGTTCTTGAGCGGTTGGAGCTTGTAGTCGGCGTACTCGCGCCGCATCTGGTCGAGCAGCACGGGGTTGGTTAATACGCGCGGATTTGCCTTCGGCCAGTTGGTCTCGTCGTGTACCTCGGACTCGGCGTCCAGTTTGCAAATGAAGGGCAGGAAGCCGCCGTCGGGCATCTCGCCGCGCAGGATGGCTCCCGCCTTCTTCTTGAGGTCGTCCAGCGGGCCGTCGCGCACCTCGCCGTCCGTGGTGATGTAAAGGCGCCTCGGGTCTTGCTTCTTGCCGAGGCCTGTGGTGAAGACGTTGAGCAGCGACCAGTCCGTGTAGGCGTGAATCTCGTCGAAGAACACCGCGCCAGGGCGTCCGCCGTCCTTGCTGTTGGCGTTGCCGGTGCGGTAGCGAAGGCCGCTCTTCGTGCTCTTGTTCGTGATCTCGACCTTGTTCCAGTCGAAGCCACGCTTGAAGAATGCCTTGTCGTCTTCGAGAATGTTCCAGATCTCGTCGTATGAGGTACGCGCCTGGTCTTCCGTGGTCGCGCAGAGGTCTACGTTGTACTTGTCGATTCCGTTCGTCTTACTGAGCAGGCAGAAGGCACAGAAGCTCGCGAAGCCGTTCTTGCCGAAGCCACGGCCGACGAGCGCGAGCAGGTCGGGGAAGCGCGGCATGCCGTCGGCTCGGAAGGTGCAGAGCCACAGCGCCAGCATGAATCGCTCGTCGTCGGCCAGCTTGAACGGGAAGTATTTCTGGTAGTCGAGATACTTGGCGAGGAGCGTGGTGTCGACCCACAGCTTCTCCTCGGCAAAGACGCGCCGCACGAGCGAGCACAGCTGGTGCATCTCCTGGCACGCGATGATCTCTCCGCCCTCGACCTTCTTTAGCCACGTCGCGATCTCGGGAACCTTGATTTCCTTGTGGGTCGAGAATCTGGGGTGGTGTGCTTTGTTCGCCGGCATCTACCACCCCTCCTCCTAGAAATCGACCGCGTTCCTCTCTCGCTTTTCAGGCGGAAGCGTGATTTTGCACCGGCTCATGATGTTCAGTCCGAGCAAAGAGCCCGACTTCTGCGCTTGCGTGTATGCGGTGTTCTGCTGCCGTCCGATGCGCTCCATGGCGTCGATGTCCTCGGAGTTGACCGCAGCCGCGTAGAGCTTCGTCAGCTTCTCGTAGGCGACCTGAGCGTGCGCGTAGCGTGCCAGCTCGTCGGTGTCCGCCATGTCCCAGATGCCGAGAGACTTGAGCAGCTGGGCTGTCTTGCGGAACTTGGCCTTTTCCGCCCTATTGAGGTCTTCGGGCGTCACGAAGCTGGGCGTGGCGGGGGAGACCTCCTCGAGCCTGCGCTTCTCCTTCTCGGCCTTGGTCATGTGAGAGCGTCCCTCGGCTTCGAGCAGCTTGAGCGGCTTCTTTGGCCTTCCCATCGCTTTCGTCCCCGTCCCTTCTCAATCCGTGGCCTACTGGATCCGATGCGGTCGAATCCGCCGCGCTTTGTCCCTGGCTCGTCCGCCCATAAACGGAAATTCGGCCAAATCCAGAGTCTCCCCCTTTGTGCGGCGGTTCTTTCCCTCTCACCAGAGTGGGGTTTGGGGGTGGGGGGGTGCTGCTGTCACCATCGCTCAGGCGTCAGCGGAGCCTGCCTTGAGTCGGTGTGGACGCCAGCCTGCCTTGGCTTGTCTTCTCTCTCGACCTTGCGGAAGCGCCCGTGCCTGATGTTGTGCGCCTCGAGCGAGAGCGGCCAGAGGTTGCGCCACCTCCTGCCCTCGGCGTCAGTCCAGAACTCCGAGAGCGCCATGCCTGGGAAGTCCTCGACGTGCCACTCGTGGTGCACGGTCTCGGCCGGCATGTAGCGGCGAGGTGACTCCTGCATCTCGTCGTATGACTCCCAGTGGAACTCCGCTAGGACATGGGCGCGGAGCCTGCGCCAGGGTTGGCTCTTGTAGAAGCGTCGGTCGTCGCCGTCGTGCTGCCGCCATCGCCTGAGCTTGCGGTCGAGCGCCCAGTCGTACTCGGGAGGAAGGTAGGTGCCGCTCGGGAACTCGTAGTCGGCCATCCCGTTTGCCCTCTCGATATGAGAAAACCCCGCTCTCCTAGTCGGGGAACGGGGTTCATCTCAGCCAATGCCCTGCACTTCCTTGAGTGCCAAAAACCGCATGGTATTAATCTAGCTGAATTCGTGGGCAAGTGTGGTTGGCAAAGACTATATGGTGGTTGCACCAGCAAAACGCGAGGTCACGCGCCCTGCACACTTCCCGCCTCGACATCCGCATCTCCTCGGCGACCTCCGTCCACGTGCCGGCACGGTCAATCGACCACAGCTCCAAGGCCTCGGCCGCGATGGGCGAGACCTCACGCGCCACGGCCTCGAGCACGTCACCGCAGCCCGCCAGCTCGTCAGTCAGAGCCTCGTACTCCCGTCGAGTGCCGGCGATGAGATCGGGCAGGCCGATGTGCGCCTCTGCCATGACGGCTGTCGGGTCGCTCGTGGTGCCTACGCCATGCCCTCCGCCCGCGCCCTTGGTCTTCCAGCTCTGGTACTGCTCGTGGCACTGCTCGAGCGCCGAGAGCGTGCGTGCCACCTCCGCGATGCGTGCCGCGCTGAGCCTGATGCCGTTGAAGTACTCGGCCGCATCCACTAGCGGCCCCTGTGGGCGATTT